GTGGATTTGGCGGGTTTTGAAGACATTAACAAAAAACGTACCAAAAACACCAAGCTGGACGAGACAGCTATAGCGGTTGCTAAGGTTAGCCCGAATGGCTGGCACGTTGAGAACATTATTCATGGTCGTTGGGAACTGAATGAAACGGCTATGAAGATATTCCAAGCTGTCAGGGATTATCAGCCTGTTAGTGTTGGGATAGAAAAAGGCATTGCCAAGCAGGCGGTAATGTCGCCGCTTACGGATTTGATGAAGCGGTATGGGCAGTTTTTCAGGATTGAAGAATTGACCCACGGAAACAAGAAGAAGACAGATCGTGTAATGTGGGCATTACAGGGTCGTTTTGAAAATGGTTATATACAAATTAACAAGGGTGAGTGGAACAATCGTTTTTTAGATCAACTGTTTCAGTTCCCTGATGTTTTAACACATGATGACTTGGTGGACGCATTAGCGTATATAGATCAACTAGCTCAGGTAGCTTATGACTATGAGTACGAAATTGACGACCATGAAATCTTAGATATTGTCTCGGGATACTAAAATGGCGGAAGAAATCTATAGTCCAGACCCCCTGTTGATGCAACAGTCCCTTGAAGAGTGGGTAATTACCAAGTGCGAAAACTGGCGTGATTATTACGAATCAAACTACGAAGAAAGGTTTGAAGAGTATTACAGATTGTGGCGTGGTCAGTGGGACCCTTCAGACTCACAGCGAAATTCAGAAAGATCCAGAATTATCTCTCCGGCCCTTCAGCAGGCCGTTGAATCAAACGTAGCAGAACTAGAAGAGGCTACCTTTGGTCGCGGCAAGTTCTTTGATATTGCTGATGACGTTGTTGATACCCAACGTCAGGATGCGATGTATTTGCGTAGAAAGCTCGCAGAGGATTTTGAATCCTGCAAGATTCGCAAAGCTGTAGCGGAATGTCTGATTAACTCAGCGGTATTTGGTACGGGCATTGGTGAGATTGTCCTTGAGGAAATCAAGGAAATGGCACCCGCCACTGAGCCTATTATGGGCGGTGATCTTCAGGCAGTCGGGGTAAACATTACCGATAGGGCGGTTGTAAAGCTCAAGCCCATCATGCCGCAGAACTTCTTGATTGATCCTGTTGCTACCTCGGTTGAGGATGCATATGGCGTGGCGATTGATGAGTTTGTTAGCCGTCATAGCGTTGAACTGCTTCAAGAGCAGGGCGTTTATCGGGATGCTCGCATTGATTCTGCCGTTGCAGATACCGATTTAGAGCCAGATCAAGACCTGACAATCTATAACGATGACAAGGTTCGTCTAACCAAATACTACGGGCTTGTTCCTAAAGAGCTTCTTGAGGAAGAAGATGTTGAGGTAGAAGGCGATTCTATGTACGTCGAGGCAGTCGTTGTGATTGCTAACGGCGGAACACTTTTAAAAGCTGAAGTTAACCCCTACATGATGAACGACCGTCCTGTAGTGGCATTTCCTTGGGATGTCGTTCCCGGCAGGTTCTGGGGCCGTGGTGTTTGCGAGAAAGGCTATAACAGCCAAAAGGCGCTTGATACAGAGCTTCGGGCGCGTATTGATGCCCTGAGCCTTACAATTCACCCAATGCTCGCTGTGGACGCTACACGGCTTCCTAGAGGGGCTAAGCCTGAAGTCCGCCCCGGCAAGATGATTCTGACTAATGGAGATCCGCGTGAAGTACTTCAGCCGTTCAACTTCGGGCAAGTCAACCAGATTACATTTGGTCAGGCCGCCGCGCTACAACAGATGGTTCAACAGGCAACAGGGGCGGTGGATTCTGCTGGTATCGCAGGTCAGGTTAACGGTGAAGCGACAGCCGCTGGTATCAGTATGTCTCTCGGCGCTATTATCAAGCGCCATAAGCGTACTCTTATTAACTTCCAGCAGTCTTTCCTCCTGCCTTTCGTAACCAAAGCCGCTCATAGGTATATGCAGTTTGATCCCGAAAACTATCCGGTAGCAGACTACAAGTTTACTGCTACCAGCACTTTGGGGATTATTGCTAGGGAATATGAGGTTACGCAGTTAGTCCAGCTTCTGCAGACAATGCAACAAGACAGCCCCATGTATCCGCTTTTGATGCAAAGCATTATTGACAATATGAACCTCAGTAACCGTGAGGAACTAATTGCGGCAATGCAACAGGCGTCACAGCCCAACCCGCAAGCCCAGCAAATGGCGATGATGGCTCAGCAGGCGCAAGTAGAACTGCAACAAAGCCAGACTGCCGCCCTGAATGGTCAGGCCGCAGAATCGCAGGCTAGAGCAGGCAAACTTGCAGTTGAGTCTCAGATTGCACCACAAGAACTGCAAATTGACATGATTAATGCAATTACTAGAAACCTTAAAGAAGGCGACCAAGAAGATAAAGAATTTGAACGCAGGTTGAAGGTGGCAGACAGGTTACTTAAAGAGCGCCAAGTGGAGGCTAAGCCGCAAAATGCTAATGACACAAACCGAACTCAACAACCTGTTCAGCCAAGTGAACGACGCCTTCAGGGAGCAGGGCCAACGCCTCAAGGACTTGAAAGCACAATTAGACGAATTAGAGGCGAGGCTTGATGGCTACGAAAAAAGACCCAAAGCTGGCACGCGCAGGCGTAAGCGGGTACAACAAGCCGAAGAGAACCCCGAAACACCCAACGAAGAAGTTTGTGGTGGTAGCGAAGGTGGGGGACAAGACCAAAACGATTAGGTTTGGCGATGCTAAGATGACGATCAAGAAAGATCAGCCTGCTCGCCGCAAGTCATTTAGGGCAAGGCATAAGTGCGATACAGACCCGCCAAGCAAGCTAACAGCAAGGTATTGGTCATGCAAAAAATGGTAATCAACAAAAGAGGGTTAAATGAATACACTGGAGCAGAAGTATTCGTNAAAGGTTAAGGAAAGTATTGATGCGTGTCTAAAGTCTTATTACTTGAGTGGAAGTAAACATGAAAATGTAGTTGTAATGCTTTCTGGGGGAATGGATAGTGTTTCGTTAGCATGGAGTCTTCTTGAGCATACTGAGCAAAATATTCATATTCATGCGATACATTTGGATAACTCAGAGGGAAGATTCAGAGCAGAAGGTAAAGCCATTTATGACAGTGTAACGTGGCTTAAAGAAAACCAAAGAAGTTTTGAGTTTTCGTCATCGTTATACTCATGGAAGGCTAGTTATCCCGGCGGCAGGGACATGGCATTGGCTATGTTTCAGGCTTCTAGGACAATTAATACATGGCCTTTGCCTTGTGTTGCGGTATATACCGGCGATTACAACATGGGGAAAGAAGAGATTGCGGAGGCATACGGAATATTAAATGCCTGCTCAACGGGTAAAACAACAAAGGCTGTTTGGGCAACGCCGTTTGACTTTATGTCGCAAGTTTCGGTAGAAAGAAGTTTAGGTGTTTATTACGGGATGCCAGAAGAATTGCGAAATATGTATTGGTCATGCCGGAAGCCTGCGGAAACGCCAGAGGGTTTTGTTGTTTGCGGTTCTTGCCACGCTTGCTATAGGCAAAAGGCAATGCAAGAGGTAATTAAAAATGAAGGTTAAAGCGCCAAAAGGCTATCATTGGATGAAAGATGGCAAGGAATATAAACTGATGAAGAATCCTGCTGGTGGGTACAAACCCCATAAGGGCGCTTCTCAGTCTGCTGAATTTAAAGTTCAAAAAGTCCACAAGGGCAAATAGGAGGCTTTTATGGCGGGCTATTCAAAAGGCAGAAACAAACAGGTTGTTAGGTCAATGCCACCCAAAAAGAAAAAGAAAAAGAAGAAGACTTACTAATGCCTGCGAAAAAGAAAGCTAAGCCCAAGAAAAAGAAGGGCGCTATACCCGATAACGTAAAGAACAAAGCTCTTTACTCACGAGTTAAGTCTGAGGCTAAACGTAAGTTTGACGTATATCCCAGTGCTTATGCCAATGCATGGCTTGTAAAAACCTACAAGAAACGTGGTGGCACTTATGCCTAAATCTAAGGATGGTTTGACCAAATGGTTTAAGGAAGAGTGGGTTGATATCAAGACCGGCAAACCTTGCGGTCGTAAGAAAGCCAAGGGTTCCAAGCGTCCTTATCCGGCCTGTCGGCCTAAGGCTGTTGCCTCTAAGATGACCAAGGCAGAAAAAGAAGCGGCTAAGCGCAAGAAAAAAGGGCCAAAAGCAATTAAATATGCAGTTACAGCGTCTGGTCGTAGACGGAAGAAAGCCAAGAAGGCTTGACGTTTTCCTATAAAGAATATACAAGGCAGTTTTGAGATAACCTTATGGCCTCATTGGACAAAGAAACCGAAGAGTATTACAGCAAGTATTTCGACCTGTTTCGTACCGAAGGGTGGAAGCAGTTAATCGAAGAGCTAAGACAGAACGCTATGATGATTAATAGCGTTGAGAATACAAAAGATCAGGAAGATCTTTATATTCGCAAAGGACAGCTAAAAGTCTTGGGATATTTGTTGAATTTTGAATCAAATATGGAAACTAGCTTTGAGGAGCTAGAAAAAGAAGATGAAGATATTTGACTTTCGTTGTGAGAATGGTCATGTATTTGAAGAATTTGTAGACGGCACAACTACAGCCAGTAGGTGCGGCTGTGGCGCAATGGCTACAAAAATCGTTTCAGCTTCTAATTTCGTACTGGATGGGTCAACCGGGGATTTTCCCGGCAGGCACATGAAGTGGGTGCGGGAACATGAAGAAGCTGGGCGACGAGGGCGTGAGGCTAGACGAGAGGAAGGTCTTGCGTAATTGTAATCTCCACAACCTTTTTGAAGGCGGGGCTATTTAATGATGTCGAGAGCGACACTTATTGATGAGCGTCCAGAGGTAGAAGAAACCGAAACTACGCAAGAGTTGACGGCTGATACTGTTGAGACTCCAGAACCGGAAGAATCTCAAGAGTCAGACATTCCTGACAAGTATCGCGGTAAATCTGTGCAAGACCTTGTGCAGATGCACCAAGAGCTTGAGCGTTTTTCTGGCAAGCAAAGTGCTGAAGTCGGGGAAACGCGCAGGGAAGTTGGCGAATTGCGTGAATTGGTTGATGGCTACATCCAGACAGAACTCTCAAACAAACAAGCACCTCAGTCTCAGCAGGAAGATGACAACAAAGATGATGTTGATTTCTTTGTTGATCCTCAATCTGCTGTAAACCGAGCAATAGACAATCACCCCAAGATCAAAGAGGCGGAAGCCTATACACAGCAGTACAGACAGCAAGCGGCGTTATCGCAGTTGAAATCCAGTCATCCTGACATGGAAAGTATTTTGCAAGATGCAAAGTTTGCTGAGTGGATCAAAGGGTCGAAAGTCCGAACACAATTGTTTGTTCAGGCAGATCAGCAGTATGACTACGATGCCGCTAACGAGTTGTTTAGTCTCTGGAAAGAGAAGAATCAGGTTGTTAAGCAAACTGCTCAGGCAGAAAAGGTAGCGCGTCAGAGTGCAGTGAAGTCAGCGAGTACAGGCAATGCTCGGGGAGCGGTAGAGGGGTCAAGGAAGAAAGTTTATCGTCGTGCTGACATTATTAAATTAATGAAGACCGACCCCGAGCGATACACTGCTTTGTCAGATGAGCTTTTGAAAGCTT